CAAGGATTAGTACCATAGTCTACATTGTATTCACGGAAACCAAACTTAGCTGCTTGTTTCTGTGATGCTTCACGATTGAAGATACCACGTTCACCTGAATGAGAGTTATAAATATCTAACCACTCCTTCATGAACTCACCGATAGAAGGCTTATGAGCATATACAGCTGAGTTGTTAGCTAATGCTCTCTCAGCATGATTCTCCCACCAAGCACCTGCCTTAGCAGTAGCATGGTCATAAGAACCTAAGTCACCTAAGCTAATCATAGCTGATCGACGTACACCACCAACAACAACTACCTCACCAATCTTGCACATGATATCATGACACTCAATAGGTGTTAGCTTACGACCTTGAGCATTCTTAAACTTGTTTACTGTGTATTCAAACAAAGCTACTAATGGAGCTGGACCAGAAGCTCTACCACCGAATGTCTTTAATGGAGCGCCAGCAGGTCTTACTCTAGATACATCCCATACAGGAGTCTGTCCGTTGTATAGTGCTTCAATTAATTCTCGGTAGGCTTCACACCAACCTTCTTTGCTATCATCAACAAAGATAGCTTTAGTTTCTGATCTAATCATTGGTACAACAGGTAATTCATTAACGTATTTCTCTTCACAAGAGAAGCCCACACCTGTACCACATAAGAGAATATACATAGCTTCATCAAAGCTACGTGAGCTATCGATAGGAAGATATGAGCAGTTGTAGGCTGCCACATGAGTTCTATCTAGAGCTTCACCAGCGGTCATGATACTACGCATTGATGGTAATACTTTTAAGTCTCTAATTGCATGTTCTAAGTCAGCCCATGTCTGCGGGTCTACCTTATTACCTAGTTCTTTCTGAAAGAATCTTACCCAACGCAGGGAAGTTTCATCCCAATTCTCTCTTCGAGATTGTTCTGGTAGGTAGCGTGCGTAACGAGATTTGGCGATAAATTCTTGGTATTGATTCATTATTATTCTTTTCCTTAACAGAAGAAATATGTTGATTGGTTTACATCATTGATATCTAATTCACCTAACTCAGGTTGAGCATAAGCAAATGTATCTTTGTGTTTCATTAAATTGTTTTGTAATACATCAAAGAAATTCTCTGAGTCATATTGCTCGATGAATTGTTCTTTGGTTATTTGTTGGAGTCTATCCACATTATTAGCATGAGTGCTGAAGCTATCATGAACAGCACCGAAGCAATCACCAAAGCTACGTATGACGTTAGCCATGTGAGCAGCATCGTAACTGTGAACAACATTAGGAGAGATGCCAGATGCAAACGATCTTCGGCAAGGTACCTTTTCATTCGTTTCTTTATTACGTACATCAACTTTAACAATATGAGAGATAGACTTGTTATTGTTAACACCTTTAATAGTACCTTGGTAACGACGTTCATGTTGTAGATATACCTTATATTTAACAGGGAATCCAGAAGGAGTAACCCACTCGATACCTTGTTCTCCAGAGTTAAGCTCATGTTCAGCTATCTTCTGTAGATACTTAGTAGTCTTTAATGGACCAGCACATACAGAGTTAATTGCTTTGATAAGACCACCAGCTAATAACTCGGTATCTTCCTCAGTGATATTATACTTAGAAGTAAAACCTTCTACATGGCAGTCATCATACATATTAGATTGAATCTTCTTTTTACCTGCAGAGTATGCACGAGTCATAGAACCTCTCTTAGCAATACCTTTACGGATATGCTTCATAGGTATCTGTCTGTCGTCAAACCAGTCAGGCATTAACTCAATCAATGCTTTAGCTACAGCTACATAGAAGTCTTTCTGGATAGGTGTAGGTGTTAGTGATACTAGCGTACCTGCTTGTTTATCTTTAGACATCGCTGCAAGGTGTTGCCAACCGTTATTACTACCATCAATGGGAATAGGTAATCCTGATAGATAAGGTTGTCCTGTTAGTTTGCTTAAATGATACTCAGCAATTTCTACACAAGCAGCATAATATGATACAGGCTTTTCAGCTTCCATAAACATTTGACCTTGAAGACCAGCTAAACGGATTTCATCTAGGTGTTCTAGTGTCCAGTTAACTCTGTCTTCTAGTGTCATTTTATCTACAGAGATAGTATCTAGTTGTTCTTCCTCAAGATACTTTATGTAATTTGTTGTAGTCCAATTAAGATTACTGAGTTCATCAATAGTATAAGACTGATTGAAACAAGTAGCAGCATGGATATAAAGCCATCTAAGACCTTCTTCATTTAATTCCTTTTTATCTTCAAACAAATATAGACCACGAGCTAAGTCACTACCTTGGAACTCCATAAAGGATTCTGCATAGTAGATACGACCACGATAATCACAAGAGACTTCTTGATAGAAAGGTAGATTGTATTCTAGAATAGCATCTGCTTTCTTTATTACCTGATCGAACTCAAATAGCTTAGATAAAGCTCTTTGTACTCTTGGATCTTTCTTTCTTAAGAACTTAGTACCATCTAAGTGCCAAAACTGTTTTTAGTAGGTAACTGATCGTCTTCCCAGTGAATATTATATTTAAATACTTCACCATGTTTATCTACAACATCGATAGTATCTGTAACAAACTCCTGACGATAGTTCTTAATTGCTTCTAATACCTTAGTATTAATTTGCCATGCAGTTCCACGTAGAATTTCCATAGCTTTAATGAATGGTTTATCTAGATACTGTTTAAATAAGTTTCTATTGTTCCATCCCTTAATATAAGGTTCTTTTGTAATCTTAGATATTAAACCCTCAATAGGAGAAGGCTTACCAAAGGTAGTTCCCTTAAGAACAGGTTTAATATTCAATGGTTGATTAACAACAGAGACTACATAAGGTGCTTTACGACCCTCATATTCTCTGAAGATATCAATGAGACCATCTTGTAGGAAAGCCTCAAGCATTAAGTCACCTATACCTAGAGTAATACCAGGATCTGTTTCATCAAGATCAACTTGACGACAGATACCTGTACCAATCTGGATAGAGACGTTAGTTAATTTCACATAGGACTTTAGAGACCCACCCTTAGTTACTCTGGCTGGTGCCGAACAGTAATTAAGAACGGTATCCCAAGATTCAGCTACATAACGTTCAAGGTTAGTCTCCCAGTCAGGAGTTCCTTTGAGGAGCTTGGCTCCTTTGTTATAAGCTTTCTCAGAGTCTAGGACTACCTTGCCTATCTTCTCTGATAAATAAGATACTGGATTCATTCTACCCTTTCAAAAGTGGAAGTGAAATTATAACATGAAATTAGTTTTACGCAACATCAAAATCTAAAATTCCTACTTCAGATAATCTACCTGTGTCGGTATTATATTTAGTAGAACCACAATCACCAGTCTGACCAGTGAATCGAGACTTCAATACTCGTAGTTTAATTGTGTTACGTTCTGCTTCTGTCTCTGCAACCATGTTACGAGCAAAAGCAATAATATCAAATGAAATCTGTTTAATAGAACCAGAACCTTTGATATCATCAATAGAAGGTAAATGACCTTCTTCAAATGGCTTCTCACCTTTACGTAGATGAGAGATAATACCTAACCAAATGTTATGCTTCTTAGTAATCTTAAGTAAGTCTGACATGACTGAGTCAACTGCTTCATTACCTGTTTTACCTTTAGCACCTTCAGATACAGCAATAGTAATGTGGTCAAGAATAAGATACTTACAACCCATTAAAGCTAGGTGTTCAATCTTATCAACCAATGACTCATCACTTACAGAACCTTGATGATCAAGTAATACTAGACGTTCATCACCAAAGACTTTCTTAAAGCCTTCGTATTGTTCTTCTTCGGTTACATTATCATCGGTCATGTTCTTACCTAGAGCCATACCAATAAACTTCTGAGCTGTATCACCAATAGATTCTTCTAATGATACCATACCTACCATATCAGTAGTCTTATCTAGAACTTCTAATACAATCTCTTTAATAACAGTAGATTTACCTGAGCCAGTACCTGAAGTAAACAAAGCAATTTCACCTAGTCTCATGCCTTTAAGTTTATTATTTAAACCATTAAGACATTTAGGATATGGTAATGATACTGTGTTCTGTAGTTGTTTGAAGTGATCCCAAATATCTTCACCACGTAGAACTCCTACAGGTGAGAACTCTTTAGCATCAAACAAGCACTTCATTAGAGTGTCTGTACCATGTTTAATTAGCACATCACATGGATCTTTCTCTGGTAGTTGTGCTACCTTAACCTTATCAAAGCCAATAATCTTAGCTATCTTTTGTGTAGCTTGTTGACCTACTTCATCGCTATCTAACATAAGAATAACAGAATCAAATGATCGAATCCATTCTCTTTGTTCTAAGATTAGGTTAGTAGCAGAAGCACTAGGCATAGCTACAACAGGAAAGAACTTCTGATACTTATCGTACTGAGCTTGTGACACTGCCATAGCATCTAGTTCACCCTCAGTAATAACTAATGTACGAGAACCATTAGCCATGTTCTGACCAAATAATTCTGTACCTTTAAAGTCACCATGAATAACAAATTGTTTAGGTAACTTTCTTTCTTTATAAGCTACGATAGAGCCTTTCTTAGTGTAAGGATAGAAGTGAGAACTGATTGTTCCATCTTCTGCATAAGAAACCTTTACACCATAGTGTGCAGATACTACCTTAGTAATACCACGTTCTTGGAAACCTCTTGTGTCGTAATCTTGAATGTCTGATAGTGAGTGCATATCGTAGTTGTATTCCTCTTTAATGTATGTTGGGTTGATAGGTGACGACTTGCAGCAACTAAAACAGTAACCGAATTCATCACCATCTTTGTAGCTAAATGCATCTGATGATTCGCATTTAGGGCAGTTAGTGTGATACCATCTACTCATGTTTATCTTTCTTGTTCCTTATAAATGCTCTACGTAGTTTAGCTTTGAGTTGTCTTTGTTTCTTCCATACCCAAAGTGAAGTGTTCAATAAATGTTTGTCGAATAAATTCTCTTGATGATTCATTTACTTTCTCCTTAGAGATAAACTTAATTGCTCCTATATTACCATTCCAATATGCTCTCATATCAGGAGCATACTCAGTATGTAATACATTAGCATACCATTGTAATTCTACTTCAGCATTTACTACACCAGCTCTTGTCTGGTAAATATCTACGATATGAAACTCAAAGTGCTTCATACCGTATTTCTTTATTGCATCCTTAACATTAGCAGAACTAGTTAAGTATTTTCTCCAAGGACTTTCTCGTTGACTTCGTTTCTTTCCGAAGTTAATGTGGAAGAACTTTCTTCCGATGTAAAGTCTTCGTTCATCTGGATGGGTACATCTGACGATGTAGACGAATCCACAGTACTTGGAGACATCGAATGGTTCTCCTCTCCATCTCCAGTGTCCTGTATCCATACAAAATCTTCCTTTAGTTCCTCAAATGTTTTAGGTTTTAAATCAGCAAGTGTTCTTCTAATATAAATATTATTAGCACACTTAACAAACTTCTCTTTCCATTCTTCTCTAGGGTTCTTTTCTTCCCAGAGCTTAATTACTTTATCCCATAGTTCTTCTAATGGGACATCATCAAGAAGCTTATCAGCAGTCTTTGGTCCTAGCTTGTAGATACCTTTAATATTATCTGTAGCATCCCCTGTAAGGAATTGCTTCATAGTAAATCGATAAGCATATTCAGGAGTAATTTCCTTTAATGCTCCTGATCGATAATTATATTGCCAACCAGGAATCTGTTGTAAGTCTTTATCAATACAACAAACAATATAAGGTTCATTAGCCTCAAGACATTCCATAGCTGCAATGAATACGTAATCATCTGCTTCTCCTCCATCGGATTTGATAGCATGTTCATTAGCGTATTCATACAACATATCAATTCGTTCTTTAACATCTGGTTCGAACTCTTGTTTACGATGACCTTTATAGTCAGCATCTACTTGATATCTAAAGTTATCTTTACCTTTAATAAATACCAAACCAGAATCTGCTTCTAAGTTCTCTATAATTTCTTTTAACTTATCGTCAAAAGCTTTCTT